CCTTCGTCAGATTCTTTGTATGCTTTACGATCTTTAAAATAATCGGTTATACCTAAAGTTTTATCTATAGCTCCACCTATTCTAGAACCCTGTAGCATTGCAGTTCCATAATACAAAGCTTGTCCAAGCGGTGACTTTTCAAATTCTTCTTGTCTTTCTACGTTATCTTCTAAAATATCTAATGCTGTATTACCAACTACAGCTGCTTCTTTACTAGCCATTATATTACCTCCTCTAATTGACTTTTCATCCACCTACCATTTATTTTTATATAAACAAAAGAACCAGATGAATCGCTTACTACTACTTGATCACCGTCAAAACCTTCTTCAGAAATAGGAGCAGATTGCCTAACAGACAATGGAGTTTCCATTTGCTGATCTATTTCCTCTATTTGAGAAGATTGTTCTTGTAAAGAATTTAAAACTGTTTTATCTCTCATCTATATCTCTTTGTTTTTTTTGCAATTTTTTTAGGTTGCTTGCTATGTTGCTTACCTTTTTTTGTATCTTTACGCTTTTTTCTTGTAGTAGCAGCATATTCTTTTGCACTAAGTTTTTTAATAGCAGCATCAGGTAAATAACGTTCACCAGTTTCGCCTGAAGGTTTTCCTGACTTTGTACGCCATTTTTGTTTTGTCCACTTTTTTAAACTCTTTTGTGATTTTTTTAATGCCACTACTTATATCCTCCACCTGCTGCTTTGTATCTTCTAGCTAACATTTGTGCTTTTCTAGCAGACCACTGTCCAGGTTTACCACCTTTACTTCCTGCCATAATTTCATTAAACATACGTTTACGCATACCAGGTTTTGTATAGTTACCAGCTTTATTTACTGTGCTTTTCTTTTTAGCCATGAGTTTTGACCACTTTCATAGGCATAGTTAAAGATGCTCCTTTATGTCTTTTAAACTTAGCTCCATGTTTCATTAAAACATAACCCTTACCCTTTTTCATAAAGTGATACCCTTTTGGTGCTTTAACTTTCATTAGTAACTATATCCTTTCTTCATACCTTTTTTCTTGGTAGTCTTCTTTTTCTTTTTACCTTTTTTCATAGGTTTCTTTTTCATTCCATATTTCATAGTAACTCCTTTACCATTTTACTTTATGTGACCAATATCTAGCACTTAATTTACTTGGTTTAGCATCTTGTGCATTGTGTCTAGCATAATATGATTTACGTCTTGCTTTATCTTTTTTACTCTTCGGATTTTTACCAGCTCCTCTTACGCCTTGCTGTCCAAATCTTATTAATTTTGTTTTATCTCCAACCTTAGCTACCACTACATGTGATTTCTTAGGATGATTAGGTGTTCTTTTAGGTTTATTATAACCAGATACACCAGCTCTCGTTAGTTTAGGATCTTTCTTTTTAGCCATTAACCTTGTCCTCTTTTACGTTTTTTATAATACTTTTTGCTAAGTTTATTACCATACTTAGTTCGTTTACCACGACCTTGTCTGGTTTTTTTCTTTGTAGGTTTTCTTACTTCTACAGATCCAAAACCTTTTCTTCTCACTTAGCTACCTTATCTCTAAATACAATCTGTATATCATTAATAGTAAAATCTTTATGTACACTTCCACTACTATCTGCAAACAACTTTATACCAAACGAAGTACAATTTTTAAATACAGAATTAGTAACAGATATTCTTTCTGTTTGGAAATCTGCGCTAGTATTAGACAACTCTTTACTTGTATTAGCAACTAAAGTATCTTCTACTTGACTACCATCCATTCTAGTTGCAAAACCTTTTACTAATATATTTTCACCTCTTGTATAATTTATATAAACAGTAGTAATACTTTTTTTAACAGAAGGTGTAGTCATATCATATTCTTTTGATTTAAATACTACTTGATTATTTGCAGTAAAACCAGAAGGATCGTTATTCCATTGACGCATCTTTACTTTATTGTTTGGAGCACTTCCATTTTGCTCTACACAATAAACAAGAGTTCCATCGTTTAAATTTACAAAATTTGTAAAATCTGCAGAAGCAGCTCTACTAACAGCATTTGCTGAACCAGTATTACTTTCAAAAGTATCTGCTTCACTATAACTTTCAGATTTAATATCATATTTTAAAATAGTATTACTTTTGTTTGCAATAATTAATTCTTTTGTATCAGGTAAAAAACCTATCATACTTTTATCAAATTCAAAACCTGCTATTAAATTTCCTCCTGTTTTATCAAACATAGAAGCAAATCTAGATTCTCCTGTTACGGTTAGATCTAAATCTAATATGCGTCTTCCATCGTACAAATACATACCATGTCTATTAAACCAAGCAACAAAACCAGTTCCTTGAACTACATGATAAGGTTTTTCACATCCTTTAAACTCTAATTCGCTTTCTAAAAATTCTAAATCTCTACTACAATTTATTATAAATAATTTATTTTTTTTGAATTGTAAAAGTTTACTACCAACATTTGCTAATTTTATAATTTCATCACCATCTTCTACAGCTACATCAATAAAACTATCTACTGGAAAGTAGTCAAATTCATTAGGTCTAGATTTAAAAATTCTATCTGGTTTTATTTGTATATTATCATCTTCATCTTTGTAAGTAACATTTCCAGCATAAACCCTTCTATTAATAACAACGCTAGTAGTATAGGTGGTGTTTGCTTGTCCAAGAGCTGTTTCTGATTGTGGTCCTATATAAGGTTCTATTACTTTTAACTCTTTTAAAACTCTACTAGATATAAATTTTTCATCAGTGGTATTATAACTATTAGCAGGATATACATAACAAGTTTCGTCAGCACTGTTTGCTCCTCCATTAAAGTTCTCTACCCCAAATGCTTCGTAGGTACTATCTCCAGCAAATCTAATACCTTTTTCAAAATCTATTTCTGCTAATAAATATTTGGAAGATACATCTCCATCTGAATCTGATGAAGTAGTAGTAGGGTTTGTAACTCTAGCCCAATAAAATTTTAAACCAGCAAATCTTTTTTCATGTTGAGTAGTTGTTTTTGAGCCAATTCTTCCAACAAAATTTAAATACATTTTTTGAGTAATGTTGTCACCAAAATTTCCTGCCTGACTAGCCATACCTAAAAAAGTAGGCATAGACTCTTGTTTTTTAAAAGCAGCAGAAGATTGATATATTTTAGTAGCATAAAATGCATACCTATGTTCATTTGCTACAAGAATACTACCATCTGAATCTGATGAAGAATTATGGTCATTAAATCTAGGACAAATAACCATAGCTCCTATACCAGCTGAAGCTTGGAAAGCACTCTGATCAGTTTTATTTCTTATCGCAGCTTCAGTAACAACATCAGAACGAATAGCGTTGTTACTATCTACTCCTACATTTAAAAAATTAACTTCATTGTTTAGTCCAGGTTTTGCTATCTCCATTCGTTCTGCAGAATATTCACCAGCACCAGAATTAGCTGTTATTGAATGAACATGATCTCCAGTAGTACTTGCGTGTCCTAGTCTTCTAGTAAATTTAAAAAACTCAAAAACATGAGGGTAATTATTGCTATTACCAGCTACCTCCCTTGGTAAAACTTTTGTAGAACCATCTATAGTAAACATATGAGTACTTGAATTTTGAGTAGAACCATAATTAACACTATTAGTTTTAACAGCAGGAGTTCCACTTACTTCAACAATATGAAGTTTAGCTTGAGAAAGGTCATCTAAAAAAAGATATTCATTTTCACCTGAAGCAACAGTATCTACATCACGATCTAATGTAGTATGATGTAAACCAAATCCGTGATTTAAATTATCTACTGCAGTTATAGCACTTGAAGGTATATAACCATTATTTGCAGTAAGAGGACCATTAACAGATTCACCAAAGGTAACTAACTTACCAGGAGTTTCATTATTCATATTCATTGCTTCCTGATATTCGTTAGGTTTTAAATCTCTTGCTGAAGTCTTTTGATTTAATCCTGCACTAAAATTATTTATGTTAAGTATTTTTTTTGGCATTCCTGGTTACTTCCATCATAGTTTTTAGTTTCTTTTTTTTCTTTTTATCTTTGAGATTGTACTTTCTTCTACTATCATTAATAGAAGTTCCTTGCATAGGTCCGCCAATTGTACTAGTTGTTACCATCTATTATATCTCCCCACAAAGTAGTTTTGCCGTTTACAATTTCAACAATCTCTACTTTAAACTCTCCATTAGTAAACCAATCAACCACAGCAAAAGCATGTGCCCAATTATGTAGTCTACCCTTTAACCATTTATTATTTTCATGGGACATTTGTTTTAAACAACCTAATGACCAAGCTGCAATATTACCACCTAGCTTTGTAAGAGTATGTCTTTGTAAATCGTGTGTATGACCATACATAACATTTTCTCCATATGTTTCTAAGTGTTTTTTAGCATGATATGTTGTTGCAAACGCACCATGAAAAAAAGCTAATTTACCAATTTGTATTGGAAGGTTATACTCAGTATACTTATAACCTCTTTCTTTTATTTTACACGCCTTAAAAAAGTTAAGATCACTAAGATAGGGATACTTGTTAGAAAAATTATCCAACCAAAGATCGTGATTACCTTGGAGGAGATACTTTTCTTTACATCCAACTTTTTTAAGGACTTCATCCCACTCATCTAAACCTTTATTTACTAACCTAATTTCCTCTTTAACTATAGGAAGTTGAAACTCTAAAGGTGGTAATTTTTTGTCTTTATACTTCCATGCTGATACAGACTCCCATTCACCAACATCACCTAAATTAACAAAAACTTTAGGTTTTATTTTAAGTATTGCTTTCTTAACACATTCTACTGCAGCTCTATCTTCTAATGGATAATGCTGGTCTGGTATTACAATACCACGTTTTTTTAGTTTCAAAGAAACCTCCTATTTTTTATCTAATGCTTTTTTAACTTCAGCCCATAGCTTATCGTCTAATTTATTAGAAGATTTAGATACTAACCAATCTCCTAAATGCATTATGATCGCTTTAATAAGTTTTTCTGTTCCTAAACTTGTAAGAACTTTACCTAGTATTGGTCCCATTTGTTACTCCTTTTCACAGTTTTCATCACAAGCTTCAAGACCCTTCATATATCCTTGATGCTCAATGATCATTTGTTTTACTTCTGCTAATCTTGAATTAGCTTCTTGAATTTGTCCAGCAAGTTCATTATGTTGTTCAACTAATGATTCCATTTTATTTTGTCCCTGCTCTTTAAGACTTAACTGTTTATCTTTTTTAGCCATTATTTCTCCTTATTAGCTGTTTTTATTGCATTTAAACTTAATATATTAAGTAAATACAATTCAACTACTTAATCTCTTTACGGATTTTATCAAAAACTTCTTGCTCATCAAACTTCATACTAATACCTGGTTCATATCTCATTACCTCAGAACCATCTTTAAAAATAATAATAGTAGGAACAACTTTTATATTCCACTCTTTCTGTATAACTGCACCAATAGTTTTATTGCTAAGATCAACTTCTCCTACATAGCAAAGTTTGGCAAGTTTTTCTATCTTAGCTCTATTTCTATAGTTCCAAGAAGCATTTACTTGTACTACTGCGCAATTTTCTAGTTTTACTAGTTGAATTTTTTCAAAACTATCTAGATTAACTGACTGTGAATATAAGGGCGATTGCCATAAGAATAATCCAAGCAACCATGCCATACCATAATAATAATTCATCTGAATACCTCATTTATTGTTCATATCAATAAGTGTTTGAGTAATAGCTTTTGTATCTTCTTTAATGTCATCTACTTTCTCTTCTAACTTATCGACCTTGTTTTCTGTATTAAGTATTGAATCTCTAATCATCTGATCTTTAAGGTCATACTCCATACGTGATACTTCTGGTTCTGGTAATTCTTTAGCAAGTTCTATTTCTGCTTGTAATGAATACCACATACCAATAATCATACCTACAGTAACTAAGATACTAATACCTGTTTCTATAGATAATGTAAATTTAGTGTCTTTACCTACTTC